TTGTAATTATGGCAGATGGGGTCGGTATCGAGAAATTTGCAAACTTTTGCTTTGAAGTAGCCGATGATTATATTAAGGAGTCAACTTATGGTCGTTGCTGGGTACAGAAAGTAGAAGTCTGGGAACACGAAGGCAATAGTGCGATCTACGAGAAGACTTCTCCGGATCATGTATGGAAAAGCTAATTTAACAGCGTATAATAACATATGACTATTGATCCTAATAAAACACTCTTTTTGAGTGACGATTTTGTATTTTACACCCTAGAGGGGGAAGGTAAGTATATCGGTTATCCTTCAGTGTTCATGAGATTGTCAATGTGCAATCTTACCTGTATTGGTTTTAAGAGCCCAGACGCACCTTTCGGTTGTGATAGTTATATTTCGTGGTCTAAGAAGAACAAGATGACGTTTGAAGAGATTGCACAATTCTATGAAAAGAACGACTATCATAACCGTCTTAAAGAGGGTGCACTTCTTAAGCTTACTGGCGGAGAGCCTTTTATTCAGCAAAAGAATCTCTTAGAATTTGTACATTTTATTAGAGACCGGTGGGGATTTGCGGACTATAGTAAACCACTTAACGCATCTTCTGATAACCCTATCGGGCCGACCTTATACATAGACTTTGAAACTAATGGTACTATTTTACCTGATGCAGGTTGGCTAACAACTGGCTGCGAAGTAACCTACACTACTTCTCCTAAGCTTTCTGTTAACGGTGACCCGGAAGACAAGCGCTTTAAACCAGAAGTTATTCGCTACCTTATTAAGCACAAGGCTTGCTTTAAGTTTGTTGCTAAACAGGAATCAGATCTGGATGAAATGTATGAGAAGTTTGTAAACAACCCTGAGATTAATCTTCCAGAAGAGTTGATTTGGATTATGCCAATGTGTGGATCTAGAGAAGAGCTTATTAAGATTGCTCCTGCTGTAGCCGATATTTGTAAGAAATATAACCTTAAATTCTCTAATAGAATGCACTTACAAGTTTGGGATAAAGCTTTAAAAGTATGAAGCAAAAAATTACATTAATCTACGAAAACGAGTACACTGATGCCTTTACAGGTCATTGCGGCACTGAGCGTAAGCTCGTAGTTGAACTACCTGGAGATATGAGTATATCTCAGCTTTTAGAGCAGTTTGATTTTTTTATGAAGGGAGTAGGATATGTTCCACCTGAGAATGCCCATCTTGACTACGTTGATAACGATACGGACGAACCTAAGTCTACTCCATAATGGAAAAGCTTAATAAAATCGGTATTATCGGTACTCAGTGTGTTGGTAAGTCTACTCTTATCCAAGATATGAAAGACAAGTGGCCAATGTTCTCTTCCCCTGAAAAGTCTTATAGAGATCTGATTAAAGAGAAAAACCTTCCAATTAATAAGGAAGGTACTAGAGCTTCTCAGGAAGCAATTCTTAATTTCCTTGTAGATGAAGCAATGGCTAATTACAGTAAAAAGAAAATGGTCTTTGATCGTACCCCGATTGATAACTTAGTTTACTCTCTTTGGTTGTATGAGAAAGGTAAATCCGATATCGATGAAGCGTTTATCGACAAGACAGTTAACACTCTTCGTCAATCAATTAAATTTTATTCAATTATTTTTTATATTCCATTCTGCGCAGAAAACGATGTGTTACTAACAAGCGCCCCTAACAGAGACATAGATCCAATTTACCGTTCTGAAATTGGACATCTTTTTGAGGGGATTTATAAAGCATGGGAGAAGACGGGTTCTCGCTTTTTTGATACTGATGATTGCCCGGCATTTATACCGTTGTACGGTAATCGTCAAGAACGTATTGCTCTAATGAGTATGTATATTAATGAAAAAGGGGATTTCTTCGGAGAAAGTGATTCACTAGTATCTGATTTTGTACAACAAGAATTTTTAAGAAAAAACTTGACTGGAGGGAAGTAAGTATATATTATACCCGTATGAACTTCAACAAGCTTGCCAATACCTTAGTCGAGAATATCGATCCTTCCATTGCTAATGATGCTACTAATGAAGAATATGAAGGACGTGCCCCCAATCCTGAGTTCCAGAAATGGAAAGCAGAAAACCCTGGAGTACCGACTTATAAATTTTTTAAAATGCAGAGAGCTAAGAAGCTCGGAGGGGATGTAGAAGCAAGTACTAAAGAACCGATTGAAACAGATGAAGTAGGGTCAATGTCCGCAAGTGAACTTAAAACTCAAGCTGCAATTGAGTCATTTATGTCTGGACATCCAGATGCTTCAGTGTCTGATTTAGTTGATCACCTTAAAGGACTTAATGATCAGGGTATTACTCTTAAGACAAGCTATATAACTGATGCTGAGGAAATTAATAAGATGGTTTCAGGTATTAAAGAAATGGAAGCCAGTGAAAAACCACAAGATATGGCTGACCCTTCTGGTTCTGATATTGACGCTGAAAAGAAAGCTAAGTTTGCTCGACTTCGTAAATTTATGTCGATGAATCGCGGCGATCGGGATGCTTATCTTGCACGCAAAGGTAGGTCTTCGTCTGAAGACGAGGAAGACGAGGAAGATGAGGAGAACGGAGAACAAGAATCTGATCCCTACGTTAAAAGCTATCTCAAAGGTATGAAGCGAGATGATGAAGAAGAGCCAGAGCTCGACGAGCTTGATAAAAACTAACCAAAGAACTTTTCGGTTAGTACAATAAACTTCATTCCTTTTTTAGCTGCATATTCAGTTGCAGCATTCCATTTGCACTGATTCTGATGATACATTAAGTTTTCATACAGAACAGTGCTTTGTTTTTTCTTGTTAGATTGCACCGGGGGTTGAGTCTGCATAAACGGTTTTAACTCAATTAAATACTTTTGAGACACCCCAGTGCTGTCTTTAATAGCGGCAATTAAGTCTATATAATATTTGTGTACTTTTTTGTCGACATCATTGTAGTACGGCACCACTATTGATTCACTTGCCCAAGCTGTTACGTTCGGATTGTTATCGAAATGATAAAAAAACTTTCTCTCTAACAAAGAACGATATGAAGGATTCGTATTACCTATATACTTTGACTTGTTAATTGGGTTATAAATTCCTTGAATGTACTTGTTATTTTTAGAGGCGCCCATATACTGTTAATTACTCCCCTGTGCAGATATCTCAAAACTTAGTTATACGTACGTTCTTCCAGTACTGCAAGCGACCGATATTCAAAAAAAATGCCGGTACGTATACCTCTGAGTGTCCGTATTGTCACGAAGGAGCAAGTGCTGGTAAGAAGAGACGCTTCTTTTATATACCTGAAGAAGGTTTTGCATACTGTCATAACTGTAACACAAGTAAGTCTGGAATAGATTTCGTTAAAGACGTATCCGGTATGACTATTCCTGAGATTTTAGCAGAATCCGAACAGCATACCGAGTCTGTTGAGGACCTTATTAAAAAATCGGTAACGTATAAGAAATATAATCCAAAGAGCCTACCAGACGATAGTATCAATTTGTTTGATACTAATCAAGTCTCATTCTATAAAGAGACCCCTGTAATAAAAGATGCACTTGAGTTTATCTCTAAGAGACGCCTGGATACAGCCGTTAATAAACCAAGAGCACTGTGGTTAAGTCTGACTGACTACACCCATAAGAACAGAGTGGTATTTCCATTTTACGTCATTGACGGTAGCCCTAAGATAGACTTTTACCAAACCCGAGCGCTCTATAAAGAAGATGAAGAGCGGGCTAAGTATCTTTCAAAGACCAATTCAGATAAAGGTATTTTTAATATAGATCGAGTTACTCCTGAGATTGAATATATCTTTTTACAAGAAGGCCCGATTGACGCTATGTTTTTACGTAATAGTGTAGCGCTTGCAGGTATCAAACCTACAGAAGATCAATTAGAAAGCATTACCAATAGCTTCCCTATGCATAAAGTCGCTTATGTATTAGATAATCAATGGGTAGATAAGACTTCATATAAGGTAACTAAAGAACTGTTAGATAGAGGGCATACAGTGTTTATCTGGCCTAAAGGACTTGAACACTTTAAAGATCTCAACGATCTTTGTGTACATTTAAAGAAAGACGAGATTAAACCTGAGTTTGTTATAAAACATTTATACACAGGCATGAAAGGCCTTTTACAATTTTCACAAATTAAAAATGCAAACTAAATTAATAGCTTATACAGGTACTCAAATTGTAGCAACGAGTCTGGGCCGGGAATACGGCGCCCTTAGTCCTGAAGAATTTATTGTATACATAGCCCGAGTTAGTAACCCGGCTAATCAAATGAATACAGAGACGGGCCATAAGCTTCTTCGGTATCTTATTAAACATAAGCATTTTAGTCCGTTTGAACATGTATCATGCACGTTTGAGATTAAAACCTCAAGAGCGATTGCAGCTCAAATTTTACGGCACCGCTCATTTACCTTTCAAGAATTTAGTCAGCGTTATGCTGAAGTAACCGAACTAGAAGAGATTGAATGGCGTAAACAAGGTAAAACTAATCGTCAAGTAGGAGATGAGCCTATAGAGCTTGAAGCACATCTTAAGAACACCGTATACAATCTACAAAAGCTCATTAAGAGTACATACGACACTCTTGTACAAAGCGGTATTGCTAAAGAGTGTGCACGTATGATTTTGCCTCTTAATACTCAAACCACTATCTATATGACTGGTTCATTGCGCAGCTGGATTCATTATCTAGAGCTTCGTTGTGCAATCGAAACACAAAAAGAGCATAGAGACATAGCTTTAGACATAAAAAAACGTCTCGAGGTATTATTCCCCGAGACGTTCAAAGCGTTACAAGAGATTAGCGAGGGCTAGTTGCGTCTTTTACTTTCTTTTCGGAAGTAATGACAACAGACTTGAGCACTTCTGCTAATCCGCGAAGGTTTTCTGCGAGTTTAGTAATGCGCTTCTCTTCACGACGTACAACACCACGAAATGGTACTGAGTTCTTTAATTCTAGTTGATTGATTTGAGAGTTAAGACTTTCTGGGCCGGTACCGTTAACGAATTCAGCTACCTCGACTAATTTTTTAATCCATTCATGAGCAGCTTTAATACCACTAGTATCAACATCATGCTGGGGGTTATCAGCTACATCGAAGTCTTCTGGGTTAGTACCTTTGTCTAAAGATTTCTTCCAAGCTTGACTATCTCCGTCGTCAGGTGCGTCTATTGCTGCTGCACTAGGGACATCCATTTCATCTCCTGCTGCTTCTTTCATGGTTTTCTTTTTTTCGGCAATTTTTTTGCCAAGGAGAAGCTTACTGTCCCCTTCTTTTTTTACCGAAGAGTCATAGTTACTAGTGTCTTTAATTTTTTTATTGCCTATTTTAAACGTACTGCCTTTTTTAGTTTTAGCGAGTCCCGCGGTGAAAGCATTACCTTCAACGTCTTCGTTAAGGGTTTTTAGAAATGAATTTGCAAACTTAGACATATGTACTATTATTTATCAAATCAACTTGAATTTTCTCATCTATAAGTTAAAATACCCCTATGTCAAAAGCACTCGTAATCCTTTCAGGTGGTATGGACAGCTCTATCCTACTGCATTATGTTACAAAAGAACTTAAATATGACGAGGTTTACGCTATCACTTTTAACTATGGACAGCGTATTATAAGAGAAATTGAATGTGCTAAGTATCAATCTAAAGCTTGCAACGTAAAAGAACATAAGATCATTAATATGGATTTCTTTAGAGAGATCTCTACAATGTCTGCTTTAACTAACACTAACCTTGCTATTCCAAAAGCCCGAGATGATATCGGCAACGCCCAGCCTTTAAGTTATGTTCCTTTCAGAAACCTATTACTACTTACGACAGCTGCTGGTTGGGCTGAAAGCATCGGTGCAAGCGACCTACACTACGGCGCGGTACAAACTGACGACTTCTCCGGTTATTGGGATACTACGTCTCTTTTTCTGAATAAGGTAAACGATGTTTATAATTTAAATCGTAAGAACACGATTAAGGTTAATGCTCCGTTTATGTCTTACTCTAAGGACCTTGTCGTCAAGAAAGGTATCGATTTACAAGTAGACTTTAGACAGACTCATACCTGTTATGAAGGTACTGATCCTGCATGCGGAGAATGTGTATCGTGTTCAGCTCGTATCAAGGCCTTTATCGACAATAAGACCATTGATCCTATTGGATACTCCAAAGATATACCGTGGTCAAAGTATAACTGCAAAGAACTTACATACCTTTAATATATGTGCGGTATAGCGGGATCTTTTAACAAAGAGAGAGCGTTTGAGCTCTATAAAAGCAATCTCAATCGAGGTTACTACAGCTCTGGTGCTATAATTACAGCAGACCGTAGACATCATCTTTTGTTTAAACGTTCAGGTTGCTTTAATGAACCAGCACAATGGCAAAGCCCTACCAATAACTTTCCAGGGTTGTGTTATTATTTATATCACTCTCGAGGACCAACAGTGGAGACAAAGAGCTACGAGCTCGTAAACAACCACCCGTTCTATTATAATCAGTGGGTAGTATCACATAACGGTATTGTAAGCAATTTTGAAAAATTAGCTAGAGAACACTTTCCAGAAGAAGACCTTACTGGCGCAACTGATAGCTGCATTATACCTCGGTTAATGTATAAGTTTGGTATTACTGATGGGTTGAGTAAACTTGAAGGAACATTTGCAGTCTGGGCTTACAATACTAAATTTGATACTTTGTTTATATCTCGTAATTCAAGTACACTATATGCTAATATAAAAACCGGAGATTTTTCATCTACCGCATTTGAAGGTAGTGTATTACTGGAGGAAAACTCTGTTTATACTTTGTCTGGTGGTGCATTAGTGGAAATGCCAGTAAAAATAGAGTCCAAGTCCCCGTACTTTATACTATAAGTATAAATATGGCTCGTACCCCCACAGAAAGAAACACTGCAATTGATTATATCAATCGAGATATAGTCAACATTAAGAGTGAGTTACAAAATTTAAGTAAACTTATTCGAGATGGTAATGGACAGCCTAGTTTAATGCAGCAAACGGCTACATTAGGTAATGAACTTGCTCATTTTGAATTAGAGTTTTCAAAAGAATTAGAAAATTTAAGAAGCAGCATAAACGTTTGCCGGGTAGCTCATTTAGAAAAAGATAGACTATCCTGGCAGTTTAAAACAGCTGTTTGGGTAGCGCTTATTACTAGTGTGACAGGGGTTGTTATACAGCTTTTAAATAATAAGTAGATTTATTAAGATAAACCGTTATACTCCTCTCATATGAAGGGTATACAATTTACTACAGAAGAAAAACAGCTGGTTATAGAAGCTTTACTTTTTTCTAGCATAACAGATGTCTGTGCTGAATGGACTCGTAAGCACGAGAAACAAATGGTTGATTTAGCTGCAAAGCTAAATGATGATGATACCAAGCTAGAAAATGTTTATTTGTTTGATGAAGGAGTACTTAACAACCCTAAACTTGCAGAATACACTAAGAAGATGTTTCCTAATCTTCCCCGTAACGGTATTATTATTGACTAATGAAAACGTATTTGGGGTTCTGTACTCAAAGTAGTACCGGGGAATCTTTAAAAAAAAGATACGGTAAATATAGCATACTTAATAGTGAACAGATTTCAGATATCGATATAGTTTCTCCGTATTACGAGAATACAAAAAAGTTACCCGAGAGGTATAATCAACTAATTAAATCTTATAGACACGAAGATTGTGTACTTGTATTGACTCACGATGATCTAGTAATTACTGACAAGGGTTGGGTCAATAAATTGCATAAAGCACTTGAAACGTATGACGTAGTCGGTTTAGCGGGTGGCGCTGACACTACTATTACTAAGCCCTGTCTGTGGCATGTTATGTGTGCAAATCGAAGCGGTACTGTTACTCATGTAAATCTCGGTAACGATAGTACGTTTAATACTCATTTTGGTAAAAACGGTCGCGTACTTATTTTAGACGGAATATTTTTAGCTTTTAATCCTAAGAAGCTTTTTAATAGGGGTATAAAGTTTGATGAGAGCAACCCTTGCATTGCGCATTTTTACGATATCGATTTTAGTTTAACTTGTAATAAAAATAAATTTAAACTCGGGACTATTAATATTAGTGCTACTCATTGCTCTCCTGGTCTAAGAGAATATACTCAAGACTGGCTTAAAGGAGAAGCTTGGTTTTTAGACAAATATAACCGTGGAGAATACTAATTTTTACTTTACCATACACACACAATATGATTATTAAAGATCAACAAAACTATGACGGCTCTTTTATTCACAAGCGATTTGCTTATAAGTACTTTCGGGATCGTACTCTACCTATCGGTAATATCGTTTCTTTCGCTGCGCCCGTGGAGGTTACTCTCAATCTTATTGACCTTGAGGATTCACTCGAGAAGGATTATATCTATAGCGACTCTATGGTCAATTTCTGCTGGGAGATTCCTAACCTTGATCCCTTCGGAGCAGTTTGCTTTCAGCGTCTATTTAATACTGCAATCGCTAATATTCTACATAAGATAATTAACAAGCCTATTGAAATGAAGGGCGATGATATTATGGTATATGCCGAGCATAATCAAGGCGGTATCGTTCAGCAAAAAGGTAAGGCCTCAGTAAGCATTACCTACTCTAAGGAGAATGTAGCTATCGGTCATACCGGGGTTAATGTTTCAGCTGGTAAACGTGCACCCGCTTTTGCTTATAGCACCAATCTCACCCCGGAACAAACCGAGCAATTCCAAAAAGCTGTTATCGACCGATTCTATAGCATGGTAGATAATATCTTTATTGCTACCACTAAAGTTATTGTTTAATGTTTGACCACATCAATAAGGTCCTTTATAAAACTAAAGGACCTGATACGAGTAATATCAAGGAGAGTGATGAGTTTGTACCTTATATGGTGCAACGTTGGTGCTCGATGTACTCTCCTCAAATTGCTACTCTTGTAAACTGTACGAGTAACAGAGTGTGGTCAGCTCTTGATAGTAAAGAGCTTTGGTTTAATTATATGCACGGGGTTATTCCGCAATGCAAATTTAAACGCATAGCCTATAT